AGAAGCAGCAGCAGAAGTAATTGTAGCTATCTCTGAAGAATATATGGTTAATTTAAAACAGATTAGAGAAGATATGACTAACGATAACCCAGTACCTGACGTACCTGTAAAGGACTTACAATGGATATATGATCAACTCATTAATAGAATGAAAGAGCTTGCTAAAATATACAAAGAAAAAGGATCTAGTGGAACAGTAATGTTAGGAGTAAACAAGCACGATAGGAAAGAACATAATGTAGTTGATGTACTTAAAAAATTAACTATTAAAAAAAGAGAGGTAGAAGCTGCATTAGATAGAAAAGTTGCTAACGTTGGGTATGGTCAAGAACTAGAAATTAACGAAGGTACTGATTTATACGATAGAAACGGCATTCAAATTACTAGATATTCTGGAGGAGAAAAAGGATTAATGTTACAAGTTAGCTACGGCGGTAAATACGTACAAATACCATTTACAGAATACTTCGATTTTATAAGAGCTATGGCTTCTATAAAAGACGATATAAGAGATATGTTAATACAGGGTCCTTTAAAAGAAAAAGAAATTGAAGAAGCTGGTCCTGGATTTAAACATGATTGTGCTGCTAAAGTAGTTCATGAAAAATACGGTAAAGGAAATTGTATCCCAGAAAAACATACTTTAGTTAAAGAAGGAAGTAAGTACGTAGTAACTCATTATGACGTTTTATTTGAAAACGGCAGCACAGTACTAGATATACCAGTTAAAGATTTGAAGATTGAAACTACAAACGAACACTGGCATAAAGGATACAAAAAGAAAAAGAAGTAATGAAAAAAAAAGACTTAAATAACATTATATTAGAAGCATATCAAGAGGTTCTAACAGAATTAAATGAAGCTCCTGGTAATGTACATTATATAAAAGTTGAAAGGACTGAATTAATGGAAGCATTAGGTTTATTAGAAAAAGCTTTTGCTGGCAGTAATGTAAAGTTCGAACTTAATGACCCAGATACCATTTATATTCATAGAGCAGATAATGCAGATATGCACGATGCAGTAGAAGAATTAAAACAAAATGGTATTATCGTAGACGAAACTAGTATTGACGATGAATTAGAAGAAGGAACAGGTAAAGTTAAAAAAGGTACTTGGGCCGGTAGACCGGTAATAGTATATATGGACGGTCCTGACCACGAATGGAAAGTAAAGTTTACTAAGACAGGAAAAATATTAGATTATGTAGAGCTAATGGCCAACTTAAAATTTGATGATGGCACAGACTATAGAGACTATTTAAATGAATCTATGTTAGATGAAATAGAAGATGAAGAAGAACCAACACCGGAAGAAGAACCAGATACTGACACACCAGAAGAAACAGTATTAGAAGATGCTACTGATGCTATATTAGGTAAATTCCCTACAGTTAAAGCAGCTATAATTAAATTACAGACAGATGATTTTAAAGAGTTTGTAGAATCTATTGATTGGATTTCACCTAGACCTACTTCATTTAGAGTTAATTTAAAAAATGGACAAGACTATATTTTAAAATGGACTGGTAAAACATTTGAAGCTCAAATAATGGGCAAAAGGTATTTACTATCTAATATAGCTGACTACCAACAAGCATTAGATAAATTAGCTATACTATATAGAGAAGCTCCTATGAAAGGAGCAGGCGAAGAACCAGAAGATGCATCAGACTTTGGATCAGCAGATACAGGCGGAGGAGACTTTCCTGGCGGAGAAGGAGGAGCAGAATCAGGAGAAGGAGGAGAAGATATACCTGATGCACCAGATGAAGAACCAGCAGACCTTTCAGATGAACCAGTAGATTTTGAAGACGGAGCAGAACCAGACGCATAATGAACGTTACAGACAAACTATATACTGAATGGGCTTGGAGAACTGAATCAGGAATTCCAGATATAAACAATCCAAAAGATAAAGCTATACTTGATAGGCTAATTAGAGAGATCAAAAAAGAAGCTAACAATATTACTAAAGATGATATAGTTGCATTACTTAGTTCAATTGAAAATGATGAAGAAGCATTACAGCATATAAAGAAGTACATATCTAATAGACCTAATCAAAATGGGTTCTTTAATTATATAAATTCTAAAAATATAGATTCTAAGACTTTAGAATCAGGAGATGCACCTCAAAGAGTATTTAATGTATTATCAAATAATGATCAATTAAATGATTATATGGAGTATGTTAAGAAACCATTAGGTTTTGCTCAATTAGGTAGCTCTGGTAATCTTGTTACAGCTCTGCAGAATGAATTAACAGCAGATACTATTAAGTTACTTATTAATATAGGAGGACAAGAAGGAGGAAGAGGAGTAGGAAAAGCAGAAATAGGTTTAGCATCACTTGTAGGAGATGTTAAGATGATGAAAGGCGGTAAAGGAGACTTAGACTGGTCAGGCAGATACTTAGAAGTTAAAGGAACAGCTGCTAGACTAGGTAAAAGAGATCATTCATTTACTGGAGGGGCAAAGGTATTAGATACAGCAGAAGAGTTTGTAGGGGATGTAACAAGACCTGATAAATTTATGCCTGCTATACTTAGAAACGCACCAGAAAAATTTAAAGAGGCAGTTAAAGACTTAGGTGAATTACTATCACAAGTATATGAATCAGGTGCTGTAAAACAGTATATTACTGATGAAGCTTGTAGTGATGAAAGTATGTTAAGGGTTGCTCTACAAAAGGTTTATGCAGCAAGTTATTCTAAAAGAGAAGGCGTTGATCATTTTATATTTGTTGATACCTCAAAACAGTACGGGAATTTTTTATCTCTTACTCCTGAGCAACTATTAGACTATATAGATGCAAATCCTAAAACTTTTTCTAGCCCAGTAAATTTAAAGAACGGACTAGCTCCTCAAATATTTGTAGGAGGAATAAAATAAGTTATGGCACAGGACATAAAAAAAATAATAGCACAAGAATATATTAAGTGTGCTAAAGATCCGGCTCACTTTATGAGGAAGTACTGTTATATACAGCACCCTACTCGTGGTCGTATTCTTTTTAATCTATACCCATTTCAGGATAAAATACTTAATTTATTTAGAGATGAACAGTATATTATAACTCTTAAATCTAGACAGCTAGGTATATCAACATTAGCAGCAGGATACTCTCTATGGTTAATGTTATTTCATAAAGATAAGAACGTATTAGCATTAGCAACTACACAAGCAACAGCTCGTAACTTAGTTACTAAAGTAACTTTTGCTTATGATCAACTCCCTAAATGGCTAAGATTACCAGCAGTTGAAAAAAATAAATTATCTTTAAGGCTTAAAAATGGCTCTAAAGTACAAGCTAAATCATCATCACCTGATGCTGCAAGATCTGAAGCGGTATCGTTATTACTATTAGATGAGGCAGCCTTTATAGAGAATGTAGAAGAAACCTTTACTGCTGCTCAACAAACCTTAGCTACCGGTGGACAATGTATGGCACTATCTACTCCTAACGGTATAGGTAACTGGTTTCATCAGACATGGGAAAAAGCAGAGACTAAAGAAAATAGTTTTTTACCTATAAGATTACCTTGGACTGTACATCCTGAAAGAAATGATAGCTGGAGGGAACAACAAGATAGAGATTTAGGTCCTAGAATGGCAGGACAAGAGTGTGATTGTGACTTTTTAAGTTCTGGTGATACAGTATTTGAACCAAGTGATATGTCATTTTATGAAGAGACTTATGAAAAAGATCCTTTAGAAAGAAGAGGAATTGACGGTAATTTATGGATTTGGGAAGGAGTAGATTATAGTAAATCCTACATGGTTGTAGCAGATGTCGCTAGAGGAGATTCTACTGACTATTCAGCCTTTCATATATTCGATATAGAAAATGCTGTGCAGGTAGCTGAATATAAAGGTAAAATTTCACCTAAAGAATTTGGTAATGTATTAGTAGGAATAGCGGTTGAATATAATGATGCACTATTAGTTTGTGAGAATGCTAATATAGGTTGGGCTACAATAGAACAGATACTAGAAAGAGAATATAGAAACATGTATTATAGCTCTACTGCTCAAATGGAATCAGTAGAATCCTATATGAACAAATACGAAAGAGATAAACTTGTACCTGGTTTTACAATGTCAGCTAGAACTAGACCATTAGTAATCGCTAAGATGATTGAATATATCAGAGATAAATCAGTGACTATCCAGTCTAAAAGGCTTATGGGTGAAATGAGAGTATTTATATGGAAAAATGGAAAAGCACAAGCTCAAGATAGATATAACGATGATTTAATAATATCTTGTGCTACTGCACTGTATGTTAGAGATACAGCATTAAGATTGAGACAACAGGGTATGGATTTAGCAAGAGCTCAATTATCATCTTTTACCAACTTAAACGCTCAAAACAAAGCTATTATAAAAAATGTTGGTAATTCGATAGAAAATCCGTATCTTACTAAGACAGCCTATGGAGAGGAAGATATCCGCTGGCTTTTAAAATAGAACTATTTATATATATAAAACAAAGTAATGGCAGACAAAACCTTATTTGGTAGATTAAAGAGATTATTCTCCAATGACGTAATAGTACGTAATATAGGAGGCGATCAACTTAAAATTGCCGACGTTAATAATATACAATCTACTGGTAGATA